TCACCTGAACACAGGCAAGCCCTTCAGCGCGCTCGGCTTTCTCAGTCCCGACGAGCCGCCGCTCTTCCTGCTGCCAGAGCTCTTTTTCGAGCTAGAAGCGGAAGACTTGCCGCTTGCAATCGTTCCAGCGCTTGCAGAGCCGCTATAAACAAGGTTGGAGCCGGCGCCATACCCCGGAATGTAATTCCGCGGATCCACGAAGTCACCGTCCTTCTGCACTTGAAAATCGAGATGCGGACCAGTCGAGTTGCCGGTCGAACCGACCTTGCCGATCTGCTGGCCTGCTTTGACTTCCTGACCAACAGAGAGGCCTTCAAGCGAACCGTCAAGCATGTGGTGATACTTTGTAATAATACCGTTGCCGTGATCAATTTCGACAGTATTTCCGTATCCGCCATAATCACCCTTGTAAACAAGTGTGATCTTGCCACCCATCGCAGCCTTAACAGCAGTGCCGGCAGGCGCAGCAATGTCAATCGCCTTGTGATTGGTAGAGGAGGATTTGCCGTTGCTCGTGGTGAAGGAAGAGCGTGAGCCGAAGCCGCTCGAAATAGTGCCGCCCTCGACCGGGTTCACAGCGTCAGACTTCGAAGATGAATACGGCGAAACATCCGTCGCGCCCCACGGATTATTCTTTGAGGTCTTGCCGCCCTTCGCAGCCTGCCAAAGATAGCCGCGCTGCTTGTCCGTCAAGCCAGGGATGCACTTAACAGCCGCCTCGATCTCAGCAGATTTATAGCTGCCGTTTTCGTCGTAATCATTAGCCTTGAGTGCGACCTGGAACAGAGCGTAAATCTCAGGTTTGATCCCAGCCTCATTCGCCATGTATGCCTTTGCCTTCCAGCCTGTGAGATTCTTTCCGTCGGCGATAGCCTGCGTATACTCATTGCAGTATTCGCGCAGCGTCGTGCGGCCGTCGTCGTTGAGATCTTTGTAGAAAGCATTATCCTTGAGCCTTTTCTCCATATCGGAAACAGTAAACGGATTGCTCTTGTTGCTGTCAGTGTATGTGCTCATCAGCACGCCTTTCTGCTCATCAGAGAGATTCGTATAGCTGTCGAGAATGCTCGCAATGTTCGAGGCATTATCCGCGCCCGTTCCCTTGAACTCCTTCTGATATTCAGCAAGATCACCCTTGAACTTCACGTAATCAGAAGCATTGACGACGCCCTTAACACTGTCGTTCCACTTCTCGCGGTCCGCTTTGCTCATCGCAGAAACGATGAAATAATCAGCAAAAGCGTTTACCTCCGACTCAGAAACATCCGGGTTAGAAGCATATTCGTTCAAAATGTTTGCAAGGAGTGTATTTGTCGCATAGAGCTTGTTGTTGCCGCCCTCAGTATAATCAGCTGCATCAACAAGATTATCGCTGTTGGCCTGCTGGAGGATTTCGTCCCACTCAGCAAAAAGCTCGACAGAAATGCCGTGCTTCGCAGCTTCAATCGCATCACTCTGGCGCGACTCGCGGACCATCTGCGAAACCTTGAAAGCCGTTTCCGAGGTATAGAAACCGCTTTGTCCGCCGGAAATGAGATTTTTATCGAGAAATTCCTTCTGAGCAGTTGAAAGATCATTATCGTTGAACAGCATCGCGCGAGCCTGGCCGGCCGAAACATCTCTGTTATTATTGCTCTCAGAGATCGCGCGCATGGCCTTAATGGCGGCGAAAACCGCCTCGGAATTGTCGACCGGATTGCCGTTCTCGTCCCTGTGCCACTTCATCTGTTTGCGCATCTGATCAAAGGCTTTTGTTTCGTCGGCGTTCAGCGTGTCGTAACCATTGTCCGCCCAGTCCTGCGCGGTTTTGAGAGAAGATTTGCCGAACAGCATCGCCTGCGCATAGTCAAACGGCGTCTGGCCGAAGACTGGGAACTGCATGATCGTCTCGCCGTTCTTGTCGAGCTTGTAACTGCCACCATTTTTGACAGTGTTAAAACCCTCGATGCTCTTCTTGATCTGACCGCCTCCAAACGGAAGGAGAAGGTAAGTCGCAGGCTTGAGTGCTTCTCCGAAGAAAGTCTGTGCGACGCGAGCATCGTCGTAACCGAGTCGTTTTTCTTCGCGTGCCTTGTTGAAGGCAGGCAAAGCAGAGGCAATCGGCACGCGGCCGCCGCCGAGCAGTCCGCCGATGAACGGCGTATTCTCCGCGATCGAACCCGCAAGACTCTCCACAACCTCCCCTGCACTTTTCTTCTTGTCGTCATCATCGCCAATGCCGAAAGCGTCCGCAATCATGCCGATCGGGTCAAGCGCGCTGTCGCGGCCTGTAAGCCGATGAAAAAGCTGATTGAAGAAGTAAGCACCGGTAAAGATCTTAGTGTAAGTCCAGGCAAGAGACGCCGCACCGCGTGTCTTCGCGTTGCCACTCTTGTTCCAAAGCTTTGTTCGCGGAAGATCCTTCGCGAGGTAGCTGAGCTGATTGTTTATTTCGAGCTGGAACATCGTAAAAACCTTGCGGATAGGGTTTACCGAGTTGAAAGCCGTCGGCATCGCGCCCTTGCTGCGGTCCGCCATAAGGCTCGCCGCGTAGCTGTCGGCGTTGTCAAAAGCCTCCATGACACTCATGCCGTCCGCGATATTCTGGAGATACTTTCCTCGTGTAACAACGTTCGCAGTGAAATGATCAATGCACTCCATCGGCATGCCGGCGAGCTGACTAATGCGCTGCGTCAGGGTCTGGTCGAGCATCTGCGTGCCCTCGCGGTTGGTCAGAAAAACCGAGCCGTCCATGAAGCCGTCGTCCTTGATGGCGCTCTTCACCGTGTCGAGCATAGCGCGCAGCAGGTTCGGTGTGCTGATCTCCCCCGCCTGTGTAATCGGGATGAAGTTAGTCATCCAGGAGCTGAGGTTCAGGCCGATCATGTTTGCTGCAACACGGTTTTCCATGTTTTTCGCCACGTTGTAGAACTGACGGCCAAGCAGCTCCTCCCAGCCGCGGTCTGCGCGTGACTTCTTGCCAGCAAGATTATTGATATACTCGTGCAGGTTCGAAACATAGCCTCCCATGCCCTGCTTTTTCTGCGCATAGAGTTTCTGGATGTCGTCGTCGCTGGAGTTATAAGCCTCGTCGATCTTCTGGTGCTTCTCAAGGGCATTCAAATTCTGATCATTGCGGATCTGGTTTACCTTCTCGCGCGTGCCCTCGTCCGAGAGGCGGTAGCGCAGCGCGTCCTCGAGGGAGCGCAGCTGCTGCACGCTGTCCGTAAGGAAAATGACATCGCTTGCCGTCTCGATGTAGCGATCAAAACCAGCAACTGCATCATAGTCAGTGATCTCGCCCTTGCGCTGCAAGAGGTTGCCGAACCACTTTCTGCCGGGGCTGAAATCATCTGTGATACCGGCGAGGTCGGTCGGGAGGTTCAGGGAGCTGTCCTTGCCCCAGCCGCACATAAAGCGGATACGGGAAAGGATCGTGTCCGGGTGATCCTTCGTGAAGTGCGGCGCGTAGTTCTTGCGAGCACGCACCGGCTCCATGCCGTTTGCAAGAAGCGTCTCGTTAATGGAGTTATAGAGCTCCTTGTAAATAGCTCGAAACGTCGCTACGCCGTCCGCGACGTGCTTCTGAAGCTCGCTCGTGACCTTGATATTGTTATTTTTTATGTACTCGGCCGCAACATCCATACGGTCCTCGAGCATCATCTGCACAAGCGCAGACTCCTGAGAGGTCAGGTGCAGGTTCTCCACCTGCTCGCGCATGGTGTTAACGTAGTTCGTCTTGTCCGCAACAGCCTTGTGCACCGGCACAAAGAACTCATCGTTGAGCTGCTTCGCCTTGTCGCTGTGCTGTTCGCCGAAAATGTCGTAGTTGTTGCGCTCCATCGTCTCACGGGTGTAAGCTCCGGCTATTTTTTTGTCCTTCGCAAACTCCGCGATCGTGTCCGCCATTTCCTCGGCGTTCAGCGTCATCGCTTCGTTGCGTGCGCGCTGAAAGTCCTTGACCGGCTGCATGCGGCGGTTCAGCTCCTGCTGGAGCACATAGCGGTGCATAACCGCCGAAGGATCATCGCACTGGTTGAAGGAATCGGACGCGCCGTTCACAAGTGCCGCCTGCAAAAGTCTCTCATCCTTCGCCGAGAGCGGATGAACCTTCTGAAGCTCGTCGATCTGCTCCTTGATCGGCCGCGCCTGCTCCCAAGTCTCGCGCAGCTCGGCAGACTGCTGTGCGCGTGCCTGCCTGTAATCGTCGTCGTAGCTGAAGGAGTGCTTTTCACCGAGCGCCTTCTGAAGATCCTTCGCCGTCTGATCTGCCGTCTTTGTGCCGTACATCTCGTAATTGCCGAGAGGCTTTGGCTTCTCAAACTCGTTGCGGTATTCCGAGCTGTCAAGAGATGGATCAAGTGACTCATTCGCCGCAGACGCGCGCTGTGACTCGTTAGCGATCTCATAATCCGCCTTGTCTGCGATCTTCATTGCGTCATCGCCCTCCACGGAGTGGACAGCCCTGCGTCCAGTGGTGGTATCGTTCGCAAACCAGGCGCTGAGATCACCATCCGTACCGCGTCCTTCCAGAGCATAGCCGAGATTGTTGCGGCTCCATGTGCGGATCTTGTCGCCCGGTTTGACCGGTGTCGGGATGATTGGCGCAGGGCCTTCGCTGCCCTCCGGCGCGATGCGAGCTTCGTGTGCCGTCTCCTTGTCGTTCAAGCGGATGCGCGCAACGTCCTCAAATGTTTCTACGTTTCCGGCACCGAAATTCGGTGTATGCTCGCGGCGGTTCGGAACGATGTTCTCGGTATTCACACCGCGCGCCTCAAGTGCCTTGTTGAGCTGATTGATCTCCTCGCGCAGCTGATAATACCGCGCATTTTCACGCTTCTCGTTATCAGCATACGGCACATCGTGCATATCCTGCTCGATGTCGGTGATCTCGTTCCAAGCATTCACAAGCCGAGTCTGAAGCTCGTTGATCTCCGCGCGCTCTACCGTCGCGCGGTCGTACACCCCGCCCGTCTCGACCTGCCGCTCCTCCGCGAAATGCTTCGCAAGCTGGCTTTGCAGAGCGTTTTCCTCTTCGGGTGTCCGATAGCCGCTTTCCGGGCGCTGTTCGGTCTCCGTGCCGAGACGAGGCTTAACCCGACCGTCCTGCCATGCGTCAGCCTGACCGGTGCGCCGGTTGAGGTATGCCGCCGCCTGTGCCCTCTGCGCAAGGCTCATGCGGCCGTTCAGGTCTGCATCATACGCCGCAGACCGTTCCGCACTCTCGGCCGTCTGCTGCCCCACAAAGTCCGCGATCGTCTGCGCCATCTTGTCCCGCGCGGTCTGCACGGCCTGTTCCTTGATCGGTCCTTCCGGCAGACTGCGTGCCGCGCGCAGCTGTGCGTCTGCGTCCTGAAGGGAGCGCACGACGTCGCGCTCATAGGCGGTATCGTCATAAACGCCGCCCTCATTTCGCTGTGCGAGCTTCGCGCCGACAGTGCCCGCCGTGCCGAACACCAGACCGCCGAACGCGCCGCCCGCAGCGCTCTGAGCGAGCTCTGCAAGGCTGAACTTCGCGTCCGGGTCTGCGGCGGCGAGGTCGGAAACGTAGTTCAGGAAGTACGAAACGCCCTCCTCGGTGGCCTCGGTGCCCATCTGCCGCAGGATATTCTTTACCGCGTTCGCGCCGCCGGAGTGCAGGATTTCGGCCATCCGTTCGAGCGGCAGCTTTTCGGTTGCGGCCTCGATGATGCCGGAGACCGCGCCCCTGCCGAGCGCCTCGCCCGCGCTTTTGCCCTGCTCGTTCAGCTCAAAAGCGCGCTGACCGGCCGCCTGCGCGCCCATCACGAGCGAGCCGAGCGCCGGACCCACGACCGGAACCGCGCTCGCGGCCATCGTCGGGGCGTTCGAAGCAAGCGAGATCGCCTGTTCGGTCACCCAGCGCGGCGCAGGCGCGAGACCGGCCTCGGCGTTTGCCTGTGCCTCGTTCGCCTCGCGCAGCACCTTCTGAGACCAAAGGTTCTGATCTACGCCCTTCTCGACCTTGAGCGAGTTCTTCTCCTCGCGCACGCGCTGAAGCTCGTCGTAAACCTGCTGATAGTCCGCCGGAACTTTGCCGTTCTCGTCCTGACTCTGCATGTTCTGGAGCTGAAGCTCGAGCTGCTTCTCCTGCTCCTCGAGCCGCGTGAAGGCCTCGTTTTCCTTGTTTTCGCTCTGGTTCGAGATTGCCTGCTTGGCCGTGTCGACGAGGGACGGAACAGACGCCTCGAGACGCTTGCCGACCGCAGTCAGACCCTGACCGAGCCGGTCTGAAGCGTCCCGCAGACGCAGGTTTTCGCGCACATATTCGAGCGTCTGCTCGTCCGCGCCGCGCAGCGCGAGATCTTTCACGGTCTCGTCTGCACTGAGCCGCGGCTGATACGTCGCGCCGTACTGCTGATAAATCGCCTGCATCTCCTTCTGGAGTGCGTCCCGCGCCTCGTCCCGGGCCTTGGTATCTACATCCGACCACGTCTCATCCGAGCGGTTTAACAGGTTTGCAATAATGCTGTGCGCCTTCTGACCGCTCTTGATGGCGTAATGCGGGTTGTCTGCCGTCACGCCGCGCGCGACATCAAGGATGGACGGCTGAGAAGCCGTGCGCGAGGTGTCGCGGACAAAATCCTTCGTCTGGGCAACGTCGCGGAACTGCTTTGCAGTCTCCGCCCTGCCGCCGTAGATCTGCCGCGCCGCGAGCGACAGCTCGTTGCCCTTGCTGTCGTAGGTCGAGCCGGTGCGGCTGTCGTAGGCGTAGCCGCGCCGGGCGCGGATGGCGCTGTTTTCAGCCTCAAGACGCCGTCGTTCGGCCGCGTCGCTCGTCTGATGCCATTTGAGCGAGTTCGCCGCGAGTGCCGCCCGGTCCTTTTTGAGCGCCGCCGCGTTCGCCTGTGCCGCCTGCCGCTGTCCCTCGCGTGCCCGCGCCGCCCGCGCGCGGCGCGTGTTGTCGTTCTGCGCGACCTGCTGCGCGCGCTCCTGTGCGGCATGAATGACCGGAAGCGAAACGACCGGCTGAGAAACGTTTCTGGTCACCTGTGCCGGAGTGATGCCGCGATACGAAGCGCCGGAGCGGATCGCAGACTGAATGTTCTGCTGCGGCGTCTGCGTGCTCGTTTTCGGTGCGGTTTTGTTCTGCTTCGGCGCCGTCGTTTTCGGTGCCGTCTGCTGTGCAGGCTTTGCGACCTGTGAAGGGGTAACGCCGAGCCACGATTTGGCAGACGGCAGATTGACGCGCTGCTGCTGCGCGGCCTGCTGCGCACGCTTTCGTCTGCGGCTCTCCTCGAGCTTGTCGCGGCTGTATGAATGGCTCATGCTGCTTCCTCCTTAAATGGCGGGAGCGGCGCAAAGGCCGCCCCCGAAACCGGTTTAAAACTGGGTTGAATAATACTTGTTGGTGAGCTTCTGTCCCTCGGTCTCGGCGTTGAGATTGTCGATCTGGGCCTGGATGAACTGAAGCTGCTTGCGTGCGGTCTCCATGTCGATCTTGCCGGCCTCGAGATCCTGCTGAACCTGCTGCTTCTGAAGCTCGAACTGACGCGCCGCGAGCGTCGCCTGACCGTTGTACGTGCCAGTCTGCTCAGACTGAGAAAGACCGAACTGCTGACCCCACTGGTACGCGGAGTTGATCTTGTCCACGTTCTCGAGCTGCTTTGCGGCGGTCTCCTTGTAGAGGTCCGCGAGCGCGTTCGCCTTCTCGATGTCTCCGTTCAGCCGCGCCTGGGTGATGGCGCGTTCAATTTCCGCGAGCGCCTCGGTCTGCGTGGTGGCGTTGCTGTTGAGGGCGTTCTGATACGTGTTGCCTGCCGAGATCATCGAGCTCTCCGTGATGCCGGATTTCGAGAGGCCCTGACTTGCAAGCCCCTCGGCATACGAGCCGTTCGGGTTGATGGCGGTCATGTACGCCTTTTCGGCCGCGGCGTTGTTCGCCTCGGTGTTCTTGCCGATGGTGGTTTTCTGGCTTTCGAGATTGTTGACCGCGCTATCGATGGACGCCTGAAGCGCCTTCTGCTGTGCCGTGGCAGCGTCGTTCATCTTCTGCTCATAGTCGCTGTAGCCCTGCGAATAGCGGTTCGCCATCTGCTCACCGAGGTTCGCGCCGGAGATGCCGCCCGTAGAGATGTAATCCGAGCCGTCCTCACCGCCGGAGTAGCCCCACCCGGAACGGAGACTTTCCGCCGCCTTGTGTGCGGCGTCCATGCCGGCCTTGTCGCCCTTCGCAGCCGCCGCAGCGTAATCGTCCTTGTATTTCTGGATCTGGTCTGCCTGCAGCTGCGAATTGTTCTTGATCGTCGCATCGTTGTGCGTACCCTTCGCCGTGTACGAGCCGCCGGACGAGGAAGAGGACGAGCCGCGCGAGGAGGAACTGGAAGACGACGAGGAAGAGCCCTTCGAGCTCGATGAACCGGTCGCCTTGGCCGCATCCTTCGCAGAGGCGGCAGCGGAGGCTCTGATTGCCGCCGCGATGCTTGCGCCGAGAATGCTCATTTACTTCGCCCCCTTCCCGATGAGACCGAGCCGCTGGAGCATGACCGCAAGCTGTTCGCGCGTGAGCGAAGCCTGCGGCGCGGAGCCGTCCGTGATACCGGCGTCCGTCAGCGCCTTCCAGGCGTCCGCCGCCCAAGCGCTTGCGTTTTTGCCCTCGCTTTCCTTCTCATAGCGCTGCAAAAGCGCCTTGAACTGATCGTAAGTCAATTTCGTTTCCTCCTTCTTCGGTTCGAGTTCAACCGGCGCGGTCAGCCGTGCCTTGAACTTACGCCACAGACTTTCATCGCGTACCCACGGCTCGGGGCACAGCTTGCCGGTGACATCATAGTGCCGCACGACGTGATCTACGTCAATGCCGTACTTCGCCATGAGATACTTGACCAACTCGACGGCACGGTCTACCGTCTGCGGCGTGATGGTGTACTTGCCACCTACGATGTCGCTGCACATTTCCACACCCAACGAATTACGGTTCATACAAATGCCGCGTAACGGGTGATGCGAGCTCTCGAGAGCGCCGCCGCAGTGCCATGCTGCATCGTTGTCGCGGACGGACTGCGTAACGCTGTCCTCATCGACAAAATAGTGTGCACTTGCCCGTCGGCCTGCGCCCTGAAAATAGTGCGCGTTGCCCTCGTCGGTATCGCCGTCGTTGGCGGTATAGTGCATGACGATGTACTTGATCGAATTGCCACCGCGGCCGGAGTAGTAGTTGCTCGAATCAGCCGGCACAAACGGAATGTTCATCAATCATTCTCCTCCCCTAATTTATCCACTGCGTCCTTTGCTGCGGACAGCATCTTCTTGAGCCACTGCGGCACGGGTGCAGGATGATCTCGTCCGTATTGTTCCGGCAGCTGAAGCTGCCGTTTGTCGGCAGATTGGTCTCGATGATCTGCATGCGTTACTCCTCATTCATAATAATCATCCAGTCATCAGCGAGCATATCGGCCTGAGAGGCAAGCCAGCCGAGCTGAACGCCACGGGTACCGACAAAAGCAAAAGCAGTGCTGCCGATATCATTATGCTGTGCATTTACGATTTCTCCGTTGGAATTTATATAGCTGATGGCTGTTGCGAGTTCCACATACTGATCTTTGCCATTCCATCCTTCACGCTTAATTCGGTAGCCGTGCTTTGCAGCAGTGATAGCCTCACCAAATGTCATTTTACTCACTCCTCCCTGTTCGGCTTGTCATAGCCGAGCGCGGTCTTGCTGTCCCCGATGCCCGCCGTAGTCGGGTCTACGAACACGCTGAGGATTGCCAGGCACATGGTAACAAGCTGCACCGGATTAGAGAGCACCGAAACAGCACCGTTCCACACAGCCGCCCAACTCGTAAACGTCTGCGGGTCAACACCAATCGCCGTGATAGCAACCGACGCAACGCCGACCCAGAACCACGGGTTTTTCATGCGTACCGGAATATTAACCTTCATGCTGCATTTCCTCCTTTTCCAAGTCCTCAATACGGTGGTTTGCCACGCGAACGCGCTCATCCAGCACGGAATACTCCTTTTCCAGTTCGTACGTCCGGCTGATGAGGTTGTTGTGCTTCTCCACCTTCTTTTCCAGCTGCTCAATCCTGTAGTTCGTCAGATTGCTCGACAGCGCAATGCCGCCGAGCGTTCCCACGAGTGTACCAACCAGAGACAGCGCCGCTGTGATCACTTCACTCATGTTTCTCCTTTCGCCGTCGATAGGTTAATTCAAGAAAACCAACTGAATATGTGTGCAGGTTGGATATTTTTCTTTGACTTTAGCAAGATTCAGTACCATTTCACCATACGGCGCAATCCAAATACCCAAATCGCTTTGAAGATCTGCCGAACCCAATGCAGTTGTTCCGTTATAAAGTCTTATATGCGAATCTGCATTTTCGCGATCGCCTCTTGATATTGCAAGAACATCGCAAGTCGTTTCGACTTTTTGTGGGTTCGGAGTGAGATATATCCACTTCTTAGAAAGACTTCCATCAGCAGACTTATCATAGTAACAGATTCGGTCTTTCTGAGGTGTTGTATTTTCGGTAGAGATATAATAGGTGTACGCATTACCAAACTCAGCAGTACCTTCCACCTTATAGCCTTCCTCGCTGGTGAAGGTCATGCCCTTCGCTACGCCCTCTGCAACAGCATCACCAAATCGAGAAAGCGGAATGTTAGAACGCATCGTGATCGCACTGCGTTCCGCAATACAGTCACTGGACAGAAGTTTGCCTGCGCTATCATACAAACCGTCGCACAAACTTTCCACCGTCAGCAAGGTCGTGCCGCTCTGAGAAAGAGAACGGATATTTGCCGGAATTGCTTCCACCCGTTTCACCCTCGGCATCGTCGAAGCGTCCTTGATTCCCGCGATCTTCTCCGGCATCTCTCCCGGCTTCATCGTGCCGCTAATGCCCTTAGACCGGATTGCATCTGCGATATCCTTAAAAATCTGTGTCAGTGTCATCAGTAACTCGCCTCCAGCACCTTCCCGATCTGAGCATCCACATACCCAAACACATCCTGCTTCATCCCCTGCGGGTCGTACACATTCGCCAGCATATCGCCCGCGCCTCTACCGTCCGCGCCCTTCTGTGCGATCAGCAGCCAGTACGTGGTATCGGTCGGCGCATGTCCAGTCGTTGCCGCCGTGCACACATAAGACGAGCCGTTAAAGCTGACCTTGTTGCCGGGAACGTAGGTCTTTGCGGCGTCATACGCCTCCCAGACGTTCCGCGCGGTCTCCGCGCTCTGACGCGCCGTCTCGGCGGAAACGCGGCTCTTTTCCGCGCTCACGCGGGCGGTCTCGCTCGTCTGACGGGTGCTTTCTGCATTGGCTCTCGCCGTCTCCGCGCTCACACGCCCCGTTTCGGCAGATTTTCTTGCGTTCTCGCCGCTTTCGCGCACAGTCTCAGCAGAGGCGCGGTCTGTCTCGGCGCTCTTCCGCGCGGCCTCATTGGCGATGCGCGTATCCTCGGCGCTCACGCGGTCAGCCTCGGCATCCGCTCTGCCGGTCTCGGCGGAAATACGCGCAGATTCATTCTGTGCGCGGACGCTCTCCGCGTTTGTCCTCTGGCTCTCCGCCGTCACGCGAGCAGATTCAGCGCTGACTCTGCCGCTCTCTGCCGCCATCCGGCTTTTCTCCGCCGAGTCGCGTTTGTTCTCCGCATTGGCACGTGCCGTCTCCGCCGCGCTCCTCGCGCTCTCTGCCGCCGCACGCTGCGACTCAGCCGAAACTCTCGCCGCCTCGCTCTGCACGCGCGTCTCTTCCGCGCTCACGCGCCCCTGTTCAGCGCTCTGCCGGGCGTTCTCCTGCTGCACACGCTGCGCTTCCTCGGCGGACCAGCTGTTTGCCGACTCCTCCATGTCCGCGAAAATGTCAACGATGGCATTAAACTGCGGCGCGACGACCTCGCGCGTAAACTTCTCAAGAGATCTCTTGTTCTCATAGGGCGTGCCCTTCAGTGTATCAGGGAGCGAGGTCATGCCCTTCTCGTTGAACTGCTCATCTGTGATCTTGTAATCACGAAAACTCATTATGCACCTCTTTCCTCTCCAGCTTCGATGTACTTCACGAGGATTTCATAAATACCGAAGCCCTCGTTCAGCGCGTCGGAAACAAAGATAAACTGGATCATTTTCCATTTCTTCACTTTGCAGCGGAACTGACGCACGCTGTTCGCGCTTGTTTCAAACGTAAAACGTTCGAAATCAATGTCCTCGAACGTCAGCCGGTCCGCGTAGAACTCGCGGATGCGCCTGCCGCTGTCCTTCTCGGTGCGGATATACAGCTCGCACTTGCTTCTCGCGTATCTCTTGAGATGCACCGCGCTTCCGCGCTTGGGCATGGTCTTGAGCATCGCGATATTGCCCATGCTGTCGAGCTTGCTTGCCCACTCCGCATGGATGGGCGCGCCGTCGTCGTTGTAGGCGCGCATGAGCGTCTCGTTGTCCTCGGTAACCATGTCGTCGTTGAACTTGCAGACCCTGCCGTCTGCCGTGCCGAAGTACAGGGTCTGGCGGTCTGCGCGCAGCACGCGCGCCGGAATGTTGATCCAGTAGTACCACTCATAGCCGTTGTCACTCTTGTCCTGGTTGCCGTCCGCGACGTAGGCTCTGCCGTCCACGACGAGCACATACCACCCGCGCCACGTTGCCGCGACCGCCTCTTCGAGACCGTGCTCCTTAGTCAGTTTGGGGTTGATGCGCCGCGAGCGGCAGAACAGCTGCCTGACCTGCATGTTGTTGTAGTAGGTCGTTGTCGGGGCATACACGCCTCTGGGACTCAGGTACAGCGGATCGTCGTTGAGGTTCGCCGCCGAGTACCGCGCGACCGCGCCGTAGCCGGGCACACCCTCCTTGAGTGGGAACGCCGCGACATTGTTCGTGATCGTTCCGACATGGTGCCAGATCGTGCCCTCCTGCCGGTTGTCCTTCTTGATGACGAGCAGCTCCCCCTGCGCCTTGAGATAGCACATGATGGGAAAATCGCTCGAGCCGACAGCAGAATAGTTGCTGTCCGGGAAATACGTCGGGTCGCTGAGGCCGGAGAACCATTCCATGTTTGCGAAGCCGTCGTTTCCGGACAGGAACACGCGGTCTCCCGAGCCGTCCAGGCCGTAGATTGCGAAGATCGTGCAGCCGAAGATCTTCTTTCGCGTCTCGGTGGTCTTGGCGAACTTGATTTCGATGTTCGAGGTGCCCGCGTTCTCCGGTGCTCTGGGCGCCGAGCTGAGCGTCACCGTGCCCTTCACCGGGTCGAAGCTCTTTACCGCGATGCTCTCGCCTGTGATGTGGTACTGCGCCGTGGGCGTGACGTCCGCGTCAATGCCGGCCACGTCGAGCTGAAACGTCGTGCTCGAGCCGTCCGCAACGAAGCGGTTGCGCCGCCACTTGGAGATCATGTTGACCTTCTCGTAGGGCTCGCCGCCGCCTGCCGGCTTGCGCTGATAGCTCGTCAGCGGGCAGTACGCCGTATCGTCCGCGACGCGCTTTACACTCGCCCCGTCATAGACGAGGTATTCCGCGCCGGTGAGCAGATACAGCTTGCCGTTCAGATAAAACCCTTGCGTCCGGCCGCCGCTCTTCAGGCCGGTCATCAGCGTCTGCTGACTGCCCGCGATCGGCTGATAGGTGTCCGTGTTCAGACGCACCTTGTACAAGGTGTCTCCGGCGTGGACGATCATGGTTCTGCCGGTCTCGGTCGTGGCCTCGTAGAGGAAAATACCGGCGACCGGCTTGTTTTCGCCGAGGTTCAGCACTGTGCGCCAGCCCCACCGCCGTTCGGGCGCGCCGCCCTCGTCCGCGATAACGTTCACCGCGCGCGGACTGCGGCCGTCGCCGATCTGGGTCTCGTCGGTACTGTAGTCCACGCCGCGAAATTGTTTGTAGCGCTTCCTGCCGATGGTAGGCGTGGAGAAGTCGGGAACCGTCATGGTTTTCATTCTGCGCTCTCCTCCCTGTCATACGCGAACACCGCAGGCGCGGCGTCCTCAAGCGCCTCGACGAAATAGTTGCGCTCGAGGACCATCTGTGCCTGCTTGTCCTCCTCGTCGATCATAAGCGCCGAGGCGAGGCCGTGCGGCAGCGCGCCGCGCGTGATCCGGTCGTCCCAGTCGAGGACCGTGTCGTCTATCGCGTTGATCTCCGGCGCGCTCGTGAGTTCTTCCCGCCCGCTCGCCGCGCGGATCGCGTTCTCATACGGCAGCGCCTCGACCAGCAGCCGCTCAAGCAAAAGCGGCGAATACTGATCGTAATCCGTATCGCCGCCCTTGCTGGTGAACAGAATGGCGGCCGCAAGATCAAAAATCTTTCTTACTGTTGTTGCCATTCTTTCCTCCTGAATTTAGTTGTCGGTTGCCTCTGCGACAGCAGAAGTGAGCTTGCTGCCCTTGCCGAAGGCAACAACCTTGATGGTCTCGCCCGCCTTGGTGGCAACCGTGCCGCCGGATGCGACCAGCATGCGGTTTGCGGAGAAGCGCGGGTCCGAGCCGTCCAGCGTGTACCAGATTTCGTCCGCATCCGCCGCCGTAACGGTCGCACTGTGCGAAGCGATCGCTACGGTGCACGCCTGCTGGCTTGCGGCCTTGGCCACAACGACAACCGAATCCGCACGGCTGGAAAGCACAAACAGATCGTAAATCTGACGGCCCTCAACCAGAGAACCGGAAACGCCGGGGGGATCGGTGTGGATTTTGGTATCGTCAATGGTATACGGGAACGCAAGCGCCTGCTCGTGAATTGCAAGCATATAAACGTCGGTCGGGAACAGTCGGTCGGGAACCTTTACAACAGTAAAGCCCGCAACCTGACCGACAACGCCTGTGGGCAGCTGCTTGCCCGCCAGATTGTCCAGCTTGACCCACTCGTCCGAGAGGATGATCTTCTTGTAGTCACTCACGCGGACAAAAAGGATACGGCCATCATCCGGTACATAGTGATCGTCCATATAGGCGGCAGCATCATAGACGGTGGAGATAATGTCGCTCTTGGTCGGTGCAGCAGAAACGCCCTGAATATGGCCGAATCGTGCAATGCGGCTGAAGCCGTACTTGTCGCCGGTCGGCACGCACTTCTCGGAGATCTGCTGGCGCAGGTACTGGCCGGCCTTGTTGCTGATAGCCTGCTGAGAGCCGTCGCCCTTGTCTACAATGGCGGTAAACGCCTTGTCCTGGGTGATGGTGTACTCGTTTACGATGTCCTGTACATCGTTCGGCACGCCGTAGCGGTCCTTGCCCTCGCGCTTGTAGTCATTCAGCTCGCTGGTGAGAATCTGGTAGACTTTGCAGGTTTTCTTGCCGATCATGTCAACGTGCGCCTTACAGTGCGGGCGCAGGAACGAGGTATGGGTATACAGCTTTTCTACGGCTTTCGCGTACTGTTCAGTAAGATAAATAGGCATATTGTAAAATCACTCCTTTTAGAGTCCCAGAAGACCGCGCAGGAACGGGTCCGAGGTGTCACCCTCGCGGCCGGTCATACTGCCCGGGCTCATCTGTCTGTTCTGATTATTTTTCTTTTCGATCTCGACCTGCTGCTGTGCCTGTTCGCTCATATAGCGCCAGTGCGCAGCAACCGGGGTCATGTGCTCCTTCGTGACGAGCTCAGCCACGCGCGGCGGCACGTCCTCGACGCTTTTCGCGCCGGAGACCTTGACATACTCGTCCCATGCGCGCATTTCGGCCTCGTGCCGCGCCTGCTGCACGGTCTGATCAATGCGCTGCTGCGCGGCGGTGATCTCCGCCTGCCGCTGCTGCGCCGCGCGCACCTGTTCGGCACGCTGTGAGGCGAGACGGCCCTCTGCGATGGCCCGGAGCGCCGCGTCCGGCGTGTCCGGGAACTCACTGCGGCACTTTTCGATCTCGCCCTCGAGCATCTGCTGACGCTGCACGCCCTCGAGCTGTTCGAGGTACTGCTGACGGCTCATGCCGGAAGCCTCGGCGTAGCGGTCCAGAAGACGGAACTCGCGTTCGCCCTTCGCGTCGTAGTTCATGCCCTTCTGAAGGAGCTCAACCGGGTTTGCACCCAGCGCGCCGGTGAGCGCCTGCACCGCGTCCGCAGGCAACTGGAACCGCCGTCCGTTGTAGACGAGCGGCACGGTCTGCATCGGCTGATTTTCCGCCTCCTCCGGCGGGGTCTCGCCGCCCTCCGGCGGCAGGGTCTCCGGCTCGTCCTGCTGACCGGGGTCAGTCTGCTGGTTTTCCAGACCGCCCTCTTCACCCTCCGCGCCGCCGTCCGGGGCAGCGGCCTGCTGGTTTTCCAGACCGTTTTCTCCCGTCAGGCTTTCGAGGAAAGCGCCGCCGTCGAAGCCGTCCGTGTCCGCGCCGGTCTCGCCCTCAGCGAAATACTGAAGACCGATCCCCGCGCGAAGCTCGCTTCCGTCCATGATGTTTCTGGTTTTCAAACTCATAGAGCAAATCCTTTCTATTGCAATCGCCCGCAGGCGTTTGCGGCGTGGTGTTGTTTGTTTTCCCTGCCCTGCGGCGGACGCACCGCCGTTCCGCAGGCGGTACGCCCGGCATCCTTGCACACAGGGGGAATGTGTGGCCCGGGCGCGCGGCCGATATGGCGAGAGCCGCCGCCCGCCGCAGGGCAGGGAAGAAAAAATGGTTGTTTCAGGACCCTGACGGACGGGCGAGAAAAAGAAATAGGAGGAACTCGCTCATCCGCCTGTATTCCCGAAGGTCATCGGGCGGTAACGCCCGTCACGGCCCTGAATAGAAGAAAAAACGTGGTTCCGGCGCTCGGACGGACGCCCGGACGGGGGGAATGTCCGGGAGGAAATGTCCGCCAAAGAAAACTGAAAGGAAATGTAAACCCAGCCCAGGAAGAGGCCGCCGGGCGGTATCTCAAACCGCCCGTCCGAACGCCGGAACAGAAAAATCAATAATCAGGTTCGAGAATCGGAACGCCGTACTGCACAGCACATACGCGCTCGATCATGCAGCCGCGTGCGTTCTCCCAACCCTTGGCGAAATAAACGAGATCCGCATCAGCCAAAAGCCGGATAGACTCAGCAACGAACCAAAGCGGCTTTGCGTCATGCGGCGCATTCTTGAAGAAAGAGTCGATAACTTCGACCGGCTCACCGATATATTCAGTCGCTTCGCGGATAGCACGCTCACGCGCGCGTTCAATCTCATCGTTGGTCTTGTCCTTCATTGGCTGAGAAATAAAGAGCTTTTTCATGTCATCTCACCTCAAAACCTGAATTTAGGCTCTTTCCCCTTGCAGAACTTCGCCTTCGCGGTATTCAGCGCCTCCTGCATCGCGCCGAACATCGCGTCTACCTGCTGTTCGGTGTACTCGTAGTCGCCGGTTGCGAAGTTGCCGATCAGGCTGATCGCCTTGCACGCTCGGCCCACGCGCGGCTCTGCCACGCGGATAAAGCGTTCCGCCTTGGTTTCAACTGTCTTTTCCATGTTTACATTCCTCCATTATTCATAAGCTGCTGCATGCTTTGCTGCTGCTGCATCCTCTTCGCCGCCTCGACAAGCTCCTCCTGATCCCTGATGGAGCCCTCGGGCATCCGCGCCAGAAAATCCGCATTGGACGGCATAACACCCGCCGTCTGCAAGTTGTTGAGCGTCGAGATCTGCAAAATGCGGCTCCAGTAGCTCGCCTCGCCGATATGGATGTTGAGGTCGAGCGCCTCGACCGGGAGCGTGCCGAAGTCGTACATCTCGACCCTCGTCTGCTTCTCGGTCTGCCCGTCCTCGCCCGTCGGGACCTCGTCGGTGATCTTGACCTGCCGCACGCCGTAGTAGGCGTGCATCATGTCGATGAGCACCCGCTCGTAGTCCTCGACGAACTGGTAATACGCGATCTTGGTCAGTGCGAGCGGCGCGGCGTTCGCGGTCTGCACCGCAACGATGGCCGAGCTGTTCTCCGGGTTCTTGACGTTGCCGAGCGCAGCGTCATTCGCGCCCGCGCAATTCTTGAGCGCGTCGATCATGGCGGACATAATGCCGGTTGCCTCTGTCGGCAGTGGCATCGACCCGGCGACCGCCGTCAGCGCCTCCCTGACGTCGCCCGAGACGCCGATGTAGGGCGCGTCCGGGTCCCAACCGTTCGGGAACTTCGAACGGTTGTACACAAGTTTCGGCATTGCCGTGTTGATGAGCTGCAAGGCGATAGCCGTCCACAGCTTGTTGATTTCGATCTGCGTGTTGATGAGAGGCTTCACCTCCATCACGCCGTGATAGCAGTTCTTGCGCGGCTTCCAGCTCATGTACGCCACCGGATACAGCGTCATTCCGGTGGTCACGTCCGGCTCGATGAGCACATCGCCGCAGCTGCGGCAGTAGTGGACGCGCCCGTCCTCGCTCTTCCAGAAGCGCACGAGCTCAGTGCCGAGCGTGTCGTTCTCGCTCTGCTCGTCGTCACCCTTGTACAGGCCGTCCGAGTCGCCCTCGATGCGCTCCCAGTCCTTACAGCCGAGCCGTTTCGCGTCGCGTCGGATCTCGGTCACGGGTCTGCGGCGGACAACGATGATGTACGGCTGCTCCTGAAGGGTCGAGTTCGATGGATTGCCGAACAGGATGTTGGTGTTCATCACCTGCTCGGCGCGGATCTCACCCTGCACGCCGCCGAGACCGGAGTTTTTGCTTCCGTCAAAGTAGAAATACAGTGCCGCATCTCCGTCTACGCAGGCGTCGCGCAGGATGGAGTGGTGCATGCTCTTGAGCTTTGTCCGCTCGACAACACGGTCAATGGACTGCTCGAGGATCTTCGCGGCGTACTCCGCCTGCTCGTCCGGCAGGAACGGCTCAATGTCCTGGTCAACATCGTTCGAAACGATCTGCGCGACCTTGTAGTGCACGATAGGGTCGAGTACGTTCATCGTGATCGGCCGCAGCATCTTGGCCTTCAGGCCTTCCCATTGCCGCCCCTCGACGAAATTCTCGCACTGCTTGACGTCCTCATAGAGGTTCAGGCCGTTGTTGAACTGTACACTCTTGTCGTACTCCGCACGCACGCGCGCGGCCGTGATCGTCTCAGTATTCGTCTGCATACAGATCCTCCTGACCGCGTCCCGAGCCGGAGTAGTTGAGGATGTTGGAGATCTCGCGCGATACGCGGCCCTCGGTGGTCAGCCGCGCGTAATACTCCTTGTCGTGCTCGCTTTTCCAGTGCTCAGAGGTCTCCTTCTCGCGGATGAGCGCCTCTTCGAGCGCGTGCCGGTCGCTTTTCAGCGTCTCGATCTCGCACTTCGCCGCCGAAAGCTCCTTTGTCGCCCGCTCGTGCTCATCCTTTTCGAGCTGAAGCTCTGCGCGGGCCTCCTGAAGCGAGCGCCGCAGCGTGCACGCCGCGTTCTCACTGTCATGGAGCGCCATGTCGAGCTTGTGCGCGCGCTCGATGGCGAATCCCTTCTCCGTGGTGACGGTCTTGAAGGACGCCTCCATGCACTTTGCCGACTTTTCGAAGGCGAGCAGCTGCTCCTCGGTGCTCGTGAGCGTCCGGCGCAGCGTGTGCGCCTTCCGTGCCTGAATGACCGCCGCCGCGCAGGCGGCAACGGCGAGCGCAATGCTAATACCCAAATACATTTCTGGTCTCCTCCTCTGTGCTTACATAATCCTCGCTGAATTCCTTCGGTTCGCAGGCCGCGATCGGACGGCCTGCCACGAAATACCGCAGCATATCCGCCGGGTGGGTGTACTCGTGCGGCTCGTTTGCCACATCGTCCGGGTGCTTCTCATCGTGCAGCAGCATCGGAATGCTCTTGATGGTCTGCGTGCAGTTGGAGAAGATCATCAAACTCGGCTTGCCGGTGTCCTTACGTACCTTCAAATATTCTTTGAGGTCAAGCCAACCGAGCACGCGGTTGTTTTTCGCTTTTTCCATAAACACACCGCATTCCGCAAAGCGGTCTGCCGCGCTGCGTCCGGTGTCCTGTCTCCGGTTCCAGAGGTCAGGCGGTGCAAAGGTGATCGCGTACCGTTCGGTTTCGTCCGAGCGCTCCAGGATGGCGTTAGCCGCGTCAGATAATATAAGTCCATCGTGTCCTTCTCCCAAATCCTTGCCCTCGCAGTATTCCTTGTACAGATACGCGGTGCCGTTCTCGTCCACGGCAAACCAGCCGACCGCCAGCATATCAAAGCCATAGTCGAGCGCCTTGTACCGCGTCCAGTGGTCCGGGATGGGGAATGCCTCGCAAACATGCGCCTCGCGCCGGAACTCGGGGAAATACATCCCCTCAAATACGTCCCAGTCGCCGTACAGCATCGCGCGCTTGCGGTCCTCGGGCAGATTTTCGAGTGCGTTCACATATTCCGGCGAGTTGCGCATCAGCGCCTTGTTGTCGTAGACGTTCGCCTGGATAAAGAGATAATTCTCCGGCTTTTCCTTCTTGACGAAATCACGGTCGATGAACAGCCGCTTGAACCAGGCGTGCCCCACGCCGCCGGGGTTGCACGTGAAGTACATCCGCGGCGGGAAGAACTCGTCCATCAGGCCGGACGAGCGGTTGCTCTCGGTCATGGTCGTAAAGACCTTCTCGGGGAACTGCGTGCACTCCTCGAGGAAAATAACGTCGTAAGCCTGGCCCTGATACTGAGACAGGTCGCTGTCATGCCGGCAGTAGCCGAACTTGAGCCGTGCCCCGTTGGGAAAGACGAACGCCTTGTCCGTGCCGTTGTACTTGGCCACGCCGTTCAGCTCGCGCATCGCAGGCAGCAGGTGGTTTTCTTTCAGTTCGGGGTATGTCCTTCGCATGAAAAGCACCTGAATGCCGCTGTACCGCAAACAGAGCAGCTCGGCCTTCATTCGTGCAACGTGGCTCTTGCCGCCGCCTCGCGCGCCGCCGTAAGCGGTGTATCGCGTGCGGCTGAGCAGGAAATCACGCTGCTTTGGGTATGGTTCCTTGAAAACGAGCTGCTTCATTCCGCGAACGCCTCCTCATCCGGAGACACGAAGGAGATCTGCGCGCCTGCGTTCTCGCCCTCGTTCAAATGCGCCTCGAGCGCTTCCTGCCGCTCCATCACGTCCTTGAGCGTGCCGGACAGTTCGCGCAGGGTGGTGCCGGTGTAGTTCGTCACGATCTTGCCGAGCAGCTCGGCCTGAGTCGGATCCAGCGAGATACAGCCGTTCTTCGCAGCCTTGCGGATAATCGCAAGCCCTTTGTCCAGGTCTTTCATCTCGCTGAGCGTCGCGGCAGCCTTGCGGCCGAGAGAACGGACGACATCGTCCACGACCTTGTTGCACCGCTTGATCTGCGTGCGGCGGATCTCGCGCCTTGCGGCAATGCCGTCCTCGTCTCCCTCGTTCTGGGTGTGCACCCAGTCCGCAAGGGTGGATTTCGGAATACGCAGCCGGCACGCCGCGTTTGTGATGGAAACGCCAGAGGCCACCAGTGCGAGCGCCTCCTCTTTGAACTTGTTGTCGTACTTGCTCCCGCGCTGCTGCATCCGATCACCTCCCGCTCGTGTCTTGTTTTTGCTGAATACAAGTATAATCGGAAAAATCGGACAAAACGGACAACTTTGTCCGAGCAGTAAAAAAGCGCCCGGACGAGCCTCACGGCACGCCCAGGCGCTTGTGTTTTCAGTTATTCGGTTTTGCAATGAATTCCCGCTCGTACTCCTTCAGCAGCCTGTCCAGCGTCGGACGGCTGACGCCGTTTTCTCGCGCGAGCGTCGCCTTGCTCTTGTGCCGCGTCACCCAGTCGTGATACACAGCCGCCATGTCCTCGATAACGGTTTTCTTGCGTCCCTTGTATGCGCCGTTGCGCTTTGCGATAGCAATACCTTCCCTCTGGCGTTCCAGCATGTTCTCACGTTCGAACTGGTTGATCGAGGCGAGGATCGTCATCATCAGCCTTCCGTTCGGTGTTGAGGTGTCGATGTTCTCCTTGAGAGAGAAAAGCGTAATGCCGCGCGCCTTCAGGTTCTCGGTCAGCTCAAGCAGATCTTTCGTGCTGCGGCTAATGCGGCTCCAGTCCATGATGTAGATCGTGTCCCCCTCTCGCGCGTAGTCCAGCATCTCCTTGAGCTTCGGCCGGTTCATGTCCTTGCCGCTGATCTTCTCGATGAACCACTTGTCGATGTCATACTTTTCAAGCGCTTCCACCTGCCGCGCCTCGTTCTGCTCCTCGGTCGATACACGCACATACGCGAGTTTTGCCCCGTTTGCCATTTTATCCACTCCTTGTTGATGTTTTGTAAAGTTGAACTCTTGACTTTGCTTTACACATGTAAAACAAAGCGAAAAACCATGCTATTTTTACGTTTTTAGGTACTCCTGTACACCTGCTCATTAGGGCATGTCCTATTTTTACATCAGAGGGCACAGCAAAGCGGACGGGTGACACATCGTCAGTCCATCCGCATATATCGTTCGACCAGCTTCCTCGGTCCGCTCTCATCCGCGTACCCCATCCGCCGGGCGCACTCGCCCCAGCTCTTCCCGTCCAGGTAGCGCAGCCGCAGGGCGCGCCGGGTCATGGAGTCGGAAACGCTGTCGATCCACTGCCGCACCTCGTCCTGCTCGTCCCGGCACTGCGCCTCGATCCGCCGACGGCCGTCCCGGGCGTCCTCAAACGGCCGTTCCCCGAACAGGCAGCCGACGCCGTATGTAGTTTCCATGCGTTCGCGGTGGCGCTTCTCGCGGGAAAACCGCTCGCGCTCCTCCTCGAGCTCGAGCAGCAGGCTTTCCACCTGCCGCAGCCGTTCCCTTGTCATTTCCGTCCATACCTCCTGCCTCTTCGGTCTCACGCTTCCAGCCGCTTACAGTTCTGCGCTTCCGCGCAGTTTCTCCCTTTGAAAAAATACAAAACGTAAAGCGATAACAAATAGTTATCATTCGTCCGAATCTGTCCGAGGAAATGCAGGGGAATTGTTAGACCCCTTACAAGCCAGAAAAACGGACATTTTCCGCTCTTTCTCAGCACCGCCAAACGCTGGCAGGCCGATCGTAAAGCCGCTTGCGTCGGCGGCGTATGCGCTCCCACGGGTCAGGCGCGGCGCGCTTTCTCTGCCGTGCCCAGTAGGCGTCGAAGGCCTCCCGGTCGACGATCACGCCGACCAAATACCGGAATACGCCGTACTGGTTTTCCTTTGCCTCGCTGTCGAGAACCTTGACGCCGGGCGGAATTTCCCCCGCCTCGCTGTCCGGCAGACGAAGCCGGAGCGGCTCGTTCGGTTTTTTGAGGTTGCGGCTGCAAGAGTACGCGCGCCGCCCCTTGCTGTGCGGCTGATCCAGAAGATACTTTACCGTGTCCTCGAAAAACTCGGTGTTCTGCCGGAGCGGCCGGACGTCGACCGTGCCATGCGGCCAGCATTCCCCGATGATCTTCGCCATCGTCGAGAGTGCACCCGCTCCCTCCATCCCTCGCAGGATGATATGGAAATGCGCGCGCACGCTGCACCCCGGCAGCTCGTGTTCTGCCGGAAATACGATATAAGCATGCTCGACGCCGAGCTTCGCAAGTCTGCGCTTCATTTGAGAATTAAACTTTTCGAGGTCCTTGCCCTCGTTCTCCGGCGCTTCCGCATAGGTAAGACACACAAACAGATCCCGCATCTCGTGGAAATTGCACGCGATAATCTGCATCACATTCCATTCCCGCGCGAGAGCATTGCATCTTTTTTTCGCCTCGCTTGTCTGTTTCTTGCGCTCACCGCGCTGTCGCTGACTCTCACCCGGCACAAAGCCGATGGAATAGAGCGACATCTGATAAAGATTGCCGTTTGCTTCTTCTTTCTGAAAAATCATAAGATTACACCTCACTTCGGCAACTTCGGACCTATGCAAGCATTACGGTCCTCGGCCGAGGGCATTGAATTATAGTGCCCGTTCAAGAATGGGCTGAATTGGTTTACTAGAGAGTAATAAGCGCCGCCGGGCGGCGCGCTGGGCAGCGGTCAGACCGCAGCCGCGCCGGCTGTCTGGTCTGCACCGGCCGGATCCAGTCCGGCGGCCCGGTCTGCATCGCGCCCGATCTGCGCGCCTGGTCTCATTTTTCCGGCGGTCGGCTCCTGCACCTGCAACGCCGGATATTGAAGAATTTTCGCGCGAAAGTTGATATTTTCGCGCTATTGTATTGACTTTCGCGCGAAAGTCTGATATAATATAGATAGTGAAAGAGAGATAAACCCCGGACAGAAAGGAAGACCCCCATGTTTGAAAACATTACCACATTAGACGAACTCCGCAAGGCATACCGCGCCGCAGCCTTTGCCGCGCATCCGGACCACGGCGGCAGCACCGAAGCAATGCAGGAAGTCAACGCAGCATATGAAAAGCGTTTCGAGATCCTCAAGGCCGAGCAGAACCGCAAAGCGGACGCCGACCCGACCGGCAAGACCCGCCGAGTTGAGGAGATGCCGGAAGAGTTCCGCGAGGTGATCGAGAAGCTGCTAAGCATCAACGATATTATCATTGAGCTTTGTGGCTCCTGGGTCTGGATCTCCGGCGAGACCCGAGCGCACAAGGACGAGATCAAGGCGGCCGGTTGCTACTGGGCAAGCAAGAAAAGCATGTGGTACTGGCGCAGCGCCAAGGATGCGCACCACGGCAAGAGCGGTAAAAGCATGGAGTCCATCCGCAGCAAGTACGGCAGCGAGCGCATCACCTCGAGCGGTCGCCGCGTCGACGCTCTCCCGGCATAAGGGAGGGCGTCACCATGATTGACTACGGTTCCCGCGGAGAGCGTCAAGATCACATCTGGATTATGATGCTGTCACCTGCCAAGCGCACCAGCTTGCCGGAACTTTTGCAGAGCGACAAGCGCGCCGCCGAGAACATCGCCCGACTTCAAAGCATGATCGAGGACTTGCAGCAGTACCGGCGCGATATGGCCGAGCGTGCCGCCTATCTGATCAGCACGCAGCCGACCCGATCCGCCGAGCTCAAGCGCCGCCGCGATGCATGGGAAAAGAAAGTATACTACTACTTTACCGAGTGGGACACCTACCCGGACGGCACACGGCAGCGGGTCAGCGTTAAGACCTACGACGGCACCGACCGCCACAAAGCCATAGCAGACGCAAAAGAGTATCAGCGCACCCATACCGGCATAGCCGTAACCGTTGACATTGCCAAAGGCAAATTTGAGCACTAAACCAACCACCCGCCCCGGAGGTAACGAGGGCAGAAAGGGCTTACCATGAACACCATCAAGCACACCGAGTACAAATACAACGGCCGCCGCGTTATCCTCGACACTAGCGAACTCGCGCCGGGCAAATACGAGACTATGCTCCTGTACCCCACCAACGGCCACGAGATTGCCTGCCGCACGGCACACACCGAGGCGGACGCAATCGCAGACTTTGAAGCCATCTATCAGGCTCACCCGGCAGGTCCGGAAATCAAGCGCACCGAGCCGAAGCCGCTTACCGGCAAGTACGCCAAGCTCCGCGACGATCTGCGCAAGGTGTACGAGATCGGCAAAGCCGCAGCCGCACAAGTCAAGGACGGCGCCTGTAATTTCGATGCGCCCTCGATCTTACTCCCGCGCTGGCAGTCCGCCAAGATCGAGCAGGCTTGCAAGGAAGCCGGATGCGGCTGCTTTGAGTGGAAGTGCTTTAATCGCCGCTGGGTTATCTGCTTCCGCATCGCCGGCCAAGCCTACAAGCGCGAGACCGCAGCCGAGGCAATGACCAAGGCGCTTGCTGATATGGGCTATGATGCCCTCACCTACTGCGCTATTGACTGATCCACCCACACCGGGGCGGTATAACCCCGCAGAAAGGAAGATATAAAATGACCATCAAAGCAAGCTGGAGCGCGTACAGCGTCCGCAAAGTATGCATCAATAACGACTTCTGCACGTCCATGACGTGCGGCGAGTACGAAAATATGCTCGACTGGGTATCTTCTCACGAGCCGACCGCCCATAATGTCGAGACCGTCGCCCACCTGATCGAGCAGGGCACCGGCACGCCGGAGGGAATCACCCGCGGCGAATTTTACGAGTGCATCACTTACGCGCTGCTTAACGGCGCGATGGTCTACCGGCTGGAGGTATAACCGCCGCGGCCGCCGACCCCCTCGACAAACCGCAGTTTTGCGGTACGACAACACCCGCCCCGGAGGTAACGAGGGCAGAAAGGAAATAGCCATGAATGAGCAGCTTTCTTTATTCGGTGATCCCGTTCCCGTCTGTCGTTATCTCGTAGTTACCTACTGCGACGATAGCAAATATGACGACAAAAAAGCCTTTCGCACCGTCTCCGAGGCTATCGCTGACGCGCGGTGCTACCTGAAAGGTTTTCCGCAGTGCGGCATTCCCCCGTATGATGGTGCAGCCGTCTGGGACTACGTAGTTAAGAAATACATCCGCATCTATGGCGACTTCCCGGACGAACGCGCCCACCGCGACCTTATCGAGTGCGCCCGTGATGACCTTCGCAAGGCTTCCGGCTCCCCTGACTTTGACAAGCGCTTCCGCACCGCCTGCCGCCGCTATGGCGACGATGCAGCATACACCGCCCGCGAAGTATACGACATCTGGTACTGATCCCCTTCGACAAACCGCAGTTTATAAGGAGTATTAAGCCGGCGGCGCTGTCAACAACTTTTGCGCGAAAGTTATTGACAGCGCGCCCCTAAAAAGTTACAATCAGAGAAAGGAAAATAAAAAATGGCACTGGCAAAAGTTATATGTACCTGCAAAACCTGCGGAAGCGAATTCGAGATCCGCAAAGCCAAGCGCAACCGCGCCGAGGCGGACAGCTTCAAGGCCTGGGCGATTGAAAACATCACCGAGTGCCGCGAATGCCGCGCGCGCCGCGCGCACGAGGAGGCGATGCAGGAGGCCGAAGGCCTGCCGCAGCTGACCGGATCCGAAAAGCAGATTTCGTGGGCGGTCGACATCCGCGCGCGTGTAATTCGCATCATCAAGAGTCAGAACCCCTATCAGCTCCCGGATCTTGACGCGGTGCTGAAGGTAAAGACCAAGGCCGGCTGGTGGATCGACGAGCGCGGCCGCGATGAAAGCACGCTGATCGACGACGCGGTTAAAAATGATCCGCAGCTTGAGGACCGCCGCCGCGAGATTGTCGAAGAGATCCGCGAGCAGATCGAAGCCGAGATTGAGACCATCGCCGAAGCCGGCACCCTCAAAAACTGTGATGCAACGCCGGAAGAAATCCGCGCGCAGCTGATCGGGGTCCGCGCGTGTTACCAGAAAAAGTTTTTAGGAATGCAGCTCGATCGTTTTATCTCGTGGTACGAACGCCATCACCGGAAGTGCGGCGTGTACGAACTGACGCGCAACACACTGCGGCAGGGCCTCACTTGGGACGCCGCCGCGTGCCAGTGGGTGAAGTGAAAAAATTTTCCGGCAGGCGTTCCGCCTGCCGGGCAAAGCCGAAAGGAGAAACAGCAATGAACAAATTAATCAAAGGCAAGCGATACAACACCGAAACCGCGCGCCGCATCGGCGCGCACGGCGTTGAAGAGCTCTACACAAAGCGAAGCGGCGAGTTTTTTCTCGCAATGCAAGATGAAATCCGGCCGATAACGCCGGAAGAGGCGGCCGAATGGGGCGAGAAGTATCTCACGCCTGACGAGTACAAAGAGATCTTTGCAGCCGCTGACGACAGCAGCAAAGGCCGCCTCGGAATCATGCTTCCGCCGAGTATGATCGAAAAACTTCGCCGAAAAGCACAGGAGCACAGAATAAGCACGAGCGAGTACCTCGAAAAAATCATCGAGGCACATTTTAAGGAAACTAGGTAAGATGTTGCAGCGAGTTCTCGAGTGCAACTAACCCCCAAAGCCGACCCGTCACCGGGCCGGCTTTTCTTATTCCTTTTCCCCTTCCACAAGATCAAAGATCGTGTTTTCGTCCAGATCCCGAAGCTCAAGCTGTCCGTCCACGACGCGCAGCTTGAGCATATCCGCGACCTCGCCGTTAGACTTGCTTTTCTGCGTGACAGCCGAGGAGACGTTGTAATCAAAATGCGTTTTGTTGGTGTCGTGATAAACACCGTCCTCGTCCTGTTCGCCGACAGTCCAGAGCTCGACGTTGAGCTTGAGCGTTACACTGCCGTCAGTCAGTCCCTGGCGGAGCAGGGTGTTCAGAACGTCGTGCAGTTTGAGATCAAAGAGCTCGACCGCGTCGTTAAAAATCTCGCCGCGCAGGCTCAGATCATGTTTCATCTCCGAGCTCCTCCATCAGCTTGCAGACCTGCCGCTCCTGGCCGTAATAATTGGCAATCTTCAAAAGTTTTGCCGCACGTTTCGTGTTCATATTTTTCGTCTCCTCGCTTTTGTCTGTGCACTTTTCAGTGCCCGGAAATTTCGGATTTCTGAAATCAACATTGTCCCAGTCGATGTCAAGCGTATGCTTCACGTTCTCCGGAAGATCCAAGAAGCGTGCCGGTTCTCGCCCGTGCCGCATGGCGTCGATCCGGTGCAGCAAAGCATGCTCGGCGATCCGGCAGAGGTTTAAGTAATGTTCGTAAAGCTCAAGGTAGGGAGTTTTTCCGTCCTCTGTGCCCGGCCGAAGTTCAAGACGAGCGCCGGTAGGATTGTCCGAAACAAAATAAAAAGATTTAATCGCCAAAGCTGAGCCTCCTAATCAATCCTGAGTTTTCCATAATAACGAATATCCATCTGGCTGACGCCCTGAGCTCGCTGTCACCGTTGCAGCACACGCCGCAGAACGACTCGTACCACTTGCAGGTCATACACCCTCTATCCATGTCTGACCCTCTCCGCCTTTGCGCTTCGCACGCTTAAACTCGTCGCGGAACTTCCGATAAGCACGGGTATACTCATAGCTTTTACCGAAAATACTGATTGCCGCCTTGTAAAGTTGCGGTTCGTATTTTTTAACAACCTCTAAATCTTGCTCGAACCGGCTATTAAAAGGACAACCGCAGCAGCCTGTGCGCTTCATGCCGTATACTTCATAGCAGTCCGAGTAGCGCAATCCGTAATGCTCCTTGTACTGCTGTTTGTCCTCGTCGCTCCAAAAGTATAGTGGCATATACTTTGCAACGCCCGAACTATGCAACGGCTCAAAGCAAGATGTATGCCGCACGGCGCGCAATCCGCCTTCTGCGCGGCGTTCACCTACAATATCCAGCATTGCATTCTGTTCCCTTAAAAACTCGTGTGCTGTGTCTTTCTTTGCACCGTTACAGCACTTATCACTAATCGCAAAGGTCGGGGGAGTGCCCAGTATAAATTCTTTCATTCCTATGTTTCTCGAAATATTGAATTTGCTGTTTTCGCCTTGCTCGCACGACCACCATTTCAGCCCAGCTTTGCAATTTTTGTACTTATCCAGCAATTCAGAAAGCGGTGCGTCTTCCCATTCAAAGCCGTGTTTCTGCAAGTAATAGATTTTTTGCGAAATCTCTTTCGACAAAAACGGCACGCCATATTCCTTGCACCCAACCGGCACAGGTTTTTTTGCTCTCCGCCGTACAATCTCAATGCCGTACTGGGCTTCCAGATCGTTCAGATGATTCTTCGTTGCCTGATACTCGATACCAGTATCGAAAAACACATGCGTAATCTTCCGTCCGTTCCGAACCCGTTCCAACAGGTCAAGCATTACATCGCTATCACTGCCGCCGGAAATACTGCAAACAGGGTTCTTGTAGCTGTTCAGCAGCAAATCCGCCTTCTTCATCGTATTTCGGATAAGCTCGTTCTCCGGCGCAGCGTTCAAAACTGCTTCGTCAACCATCGTCCAAACCTCCCCACTGTTCCGCCATCGCTCGAGCAATGCCCGGAAACGTCTTGCAAACCGTCTGTGATTCCTCACAGGCAACTAAGACTTTCATTTACACCACACCTTCCATCCCAATCTGCACCGTTTCCGGCTCTTTCAGCATTTCATCTTTGGCAAGCCGGTAAAACTGCTTATCCAGTTCAAACCCATAGCTGTTTCTTCCCAGTTCCCGCGCCGCTCTCAGCGTCGAACCGCTTCCGGCGCATGGGTCAATTACCGTGTCGCCCGGGTCTGTGAAAATCTCAATCAGCTTTTTCAGCACCTTCACCGGCTTCTGCGTCGGGTGCAGTTTAGGAATCTCTCTGCCGTCCCGTTCCCAGTCGATATGGTCGAACACCATCTTTCCGCTTCCGCGAATGACCTTGCCGTCCTCGTCGTACTGCCTGCCGTTGTTAAACTTCGGCAGCTTGTCGCGATACAGTACAACCGCAAATTCGGTTGCACCTACAATGCGCATATTGGCTTTAAGCACCTGTGCCGAGTAGTTTTTTGTGAAAAACAGCGGGTAGCTGTTCTTGAACCCGTACCGCCTGCCGTACTCCATCACCGTCTGCATCTGGTCGAACGCGCAAAATACAATCATCGCCGGTGCGGCGTTCTTTTCCTTCGGTTCTTTCTTCAAAAGCCGATTGCAGAAGTGCATATACTCCGCAATCTTGAAATAACCGTCTGTCCGAAAGAAACTGCTCTTTGCCTTCTTGCTCTCGCCGTTCTTGTTATCTCCGCCGACATACCACATCGGGTTGCTCCCGTAAGCGTCCGCGCCGATGTTATACGGAATATCCGCAATAACAAGCTGCGCTTTCGGGATGCCGTACCGCTTGTAATTCTGGAAATTGTCGTTGAACAGCTCGCATTTCAGTTCTTTCATTCCTCCACCTCCAAAATCTCCACCACAACGCGCTCCAACCGCGCGTCTTTATATTCCTGATAAACTTCATCCTCGTCCCGCTCGAAACGCTCTGCACGCGGCTCTGGCGGCTCTAAGGGTAATTCATTTTCATTCCGGCGGCCGACTCCTGCATCTGCGCCGCAACATATAAAATGTAAAGCCAGATCAAGCCAGCCCTTCACGGGCTGGCTTTCTCTTTTCCGTTTTTCATCTTCCAAACCTTCCGCGCCTCAGCCACGAAAACCTTTCGATAATCGCGCTCATACGCGCCGAAGCCGTAAGTAACCACAGCCGCCGTCATGCAGTTGATCAGCTCGTCCGCCGTCAGACCGTTCTCAGCAGCATTCCGGATAAACTCACGCATTTCATTATCCGGCGGTCTGCCGAAGCTCCGGCTGTAATGGGAATCAACCAGGTGTGCCGTCTCTGTCGGGCTGCGCTCCATCCTGAACACAACCCTCCACAATATCAAACAGCGTGTACTCGTCAAGATCGCGCAGTTCGAGCTGACCGTCCACGCAGCGCAGCTTGAGCATCTCCTTGACCTCGCCGTTAGACTTGTTTTTCTGCGTAATAGCTGAGGTAACATTGTAATCAAAATGGGTCTTGTTGGTTTCGTGATAGATACCGTTCTCGTCTTGCTCTCCCACGTTCCAAAGCTCCACATTAACTTTGAGTGTTACACTGCCCTCGCTCAAGCCCTGCCGCAGCAGGGTATTCAGAACATCACGCAGCTTCGTATCGAACAAATCGACCGCATCATTGAAAATTCCGCCGCGCAGGCTCATCTCATGTCTCATTTACCTGTTCCTCCTCCCGAATCCGCTTGAGTGTTTTCTGGATGCCGGCGTGCCGCGCCACCTTAAAATCGGTTTCCAGTCCAAACATCTGGATGACCTGCTCGGTCACGTTCACAACATCGGCCAGTTCTCCGGCAAGGTGTTCCAGCCTGGCGGTCAAGTCGCGTTTCATGCCGCCCTGCTCGTGGTAGCTGAGAAGCATCAGCACCTCACTTGCCGCGCTCGTAGCCTCACCCAGTTCTTCCATCAGCTTGCAGACTTGCTTTTCCTCGCCGTAATAGCCCGCGATCTGCATCAGCTTTGCCGCTCTCTTTGCATTCATGCGTCAGTTCCTCCTAATCAATCTTGAGTTTCCCGTAATAGCGAATATCCATCCGACTGACGTCCTCCGCCCGCAGCCGCAGCTTTTCAAAGGCGTAATCATCGTCTACCTCTGCCCGCATTTTCGCAAGCTCGTCCGAGTTCTCCTGAAACGCCTCGAAAAACTTCTGCAGGCGCTCCGGACCGAAGCCGTAAGCGTCGTGCAGGCTGACCGCCATCAGCCAGAGATACCGCTGCATGCTCTGCTCGACGTTCAAAAGCGCCGCCTCATCCATCGCCAGCTGCAAGCGATCCCGCCGCGCCCTGAGCACATCGGCGTAATTCATGCCCCGCGGCTTGCCCTTGCCTTTCTTCTTCATGCCAGACGATCCCCTTCCTTGCGCAGCCAGTCCGCAATCACCTCGGCGGCGTGCGGGTTCTCCTGCGCGATCATCAGCACAACCTCGCCGATCTGCCGTGCGTTGCCGTCAGCGGCCTCGACGGCCTTTCTGATCTTCTCGACGCTCACGCCTGAGCCCACCTCCTTGAATACATGCAGCTCTGAACCGAGCTTTCCGTGCGATTGAACTTCCGCGCGATCTCAGAAAGCGAATAGCCGTTTTTAACCATGTCCTTGGCTTCCCTGATCTCCGCGATTTTCCAGAAACCGGACTTGCGCGTCTTGATCACGCCGAGCCGGCGCAGATGGCTGCGCACGGTCTCCTGTGTGCGGTGAAAGTGGCGCGCGATCTCTTCGATCGTGACATTGTCGCGGTACAACTCCGCGAACCCCTTCGCCTCACACTCTGAAACCGGGACAAAGTGGATTTCGGGCTTGTCCTCTGTCTCCGCGCTCTGCCGGATGCGCATCGCCTCCGGCAGGCGCCGCCGGTCCTCGTCCGGCGTGAGAAACGCCTCGCGGACAGTGTATGTATTTCCGAAAGCATGGTGCGTGGTCTCCCGGACCTCAAACCGCCCCTTCGGATGACGGTAAACCGTTTTAACGTCGATTACCATTGTACATCTCCTCCGTGCGCGCCCTGTAAATGCGCGCCTCAATTTCCTTTTTCGCCTCCCAGACGTCCGGAAGGTCTTTCATCGGCGCGCAGACCGGATACGCGCGCCCCTCGTCACCCATCGTCCCGACGAGGTGATACTCCACCTCGCCGAACAGCGTCCGCTGCACCTCGACGCGCACGCGGTCGATCTTGACGCGCGGCAGATCGGTGAGCTGGCTGTAGGGCTTGATCTCGAGCCCCGAAAAGCTAATCATCCGTCTTTTCCGCCCTTCTCGCCGCGAGCCGTTCGTGCAGCAGGCGGAGTGTGCGCTCATACTGCGCACGCTCCTCGCGTTTTTTTCTGTCGGCCGTAGAAGTCCGCCCATTGGCAGGCAGACTCCATCGCGCGCTTTCTCTGCCAGTACCGCTCGCGGCTTGAAAGTCTCCGGCTCATCGGCTGATCTGGCGGAAGAAGTCACGCTTCCAGGCGCTGCGCTTTTCCGCCTTTGCGGCCGTGCGGTAGTCGCGGTAGAGTGACAGCAGCGCGTGCATCGCGGTGCAGTAGGCAGCGCAGCCGAGCAGCGCACAGCTGACAGCGACCGAAGCCGGCGCCGCGCCGGTAATGCCGAACGCCGCCGCCAGTGCGACCGATACCGCGCCCATCGCCGCCGCGAACTTATACGTTTTCTTTCCCATTTCTGTTTACCTCCCTCTTCGTGCGGAGCTCCCACGCGAGCTCTTGCAGGCGCCGAATGCGTTCCTGCATTTCTTCATCCGAGACGCCGCGATAGCAGTCGTCGTCGATCCGCACGACGCCGTGCGGATATTTGTACTCAGCAACGATAGCCATTGCATTCGCCTCCCTCATAGATATTATGTCATTCCTGCTCGTCCGTTGCCTGTCCGAGCATTTTTGCCTTCTCAAGCTCAATGCGCGCGGCAATGACCAGACTTTCCGGCGCTTCCGGATCCGCCATGATCTGCTCTGCCGTCATGGCGAGATATTCGTTGTAGGGTTTGACGCTCACTTCTTCACCACCTCAATCTTCTTCGCCGTGTCAAATGCCTCCTCGACATACATCATGGCCTCCTCGCGCGACACGCACAGCTTCTGGTGCCACCGCTCTTCGAGGATCCAAACCTCATACTTGATGTCTTTCATGAGGGCTCAACTCCTTGTCTTTCTGCCCCCTCTGTTCGGTACGCAACTGCTCTGCACCCATAATCATCAGTTTTCGCAGAATATCTGCGCGGGAACACATGCAAAATTCATCCGTCTTGCGCAAATCAATGACCGTCTTTTCGATCTCAGGCGGCAGACTAACAGACAATCGTTTCACGATTGGTTCACTCCTTTCAAGTTAAGCGGTTCACTGGTTCTCTTTTATTGTATTATAGTGGTTCACTTTTGCTTTGTCAAGATGATTTTCGAAAAATATTTACACCAGTGAACCAATGGTGTATAATAAAATAAACTGGAAGGAGGTGAACTCATGTCAACAAACCGCCCAAGGTATACGGTGTCAGTAGATAATGAACTTCTGCGGGAAATCGAAGATTTTCAATATGAAAATCGTTACAAAACCCGTTCAAGTGCAACTGTTGAACTCATCCGCTTAGGCTTGCGATGGCTCTTGGATGGACGACCGGAACTCGTGCAAGCGCTCGCAGACGATGATCATACTCTAATCGAAGCTTACCGTGCTCTCAACGATGAAGGCAAAGAAAAAGCCCGCGAGTACATCGCAGACCTGGAAGGAAACCCTCGATATAAAAAACGTGATGAGCCTGTCATGGATAAACAGGCATAAGAAAAAGCCGCTACCGGAGTCCTCCCGGTAACGGCTTGGTTGGAAACCCGCCCCGTCAAGAGCAGATCCCCTCGACACTATTTTACCAAAAGTTGAGGGGATTTGCAATATGAGAAAGAAGATCATTACCGCCCTGGCGCTCCTGTCCCTGTTGACGCCGCTCGCCTCGGCCCACCCCGGCCGCACCGACGCCGCCGGCGGCCACTGGGACAACTCAACCGGCGAGTATCACTACCACCACGGCTATCCGGCCCATCAGCACGAAAACGGCATATGCCCCTACGAACAGCCGGAAGCACAGGAGTTAGAAACCGATGACGAATACGAATATGACTACGGCCCGGAAGCCGAAACCGATTTTGACTCAAAGCGTGAAGCCTGGGCAAACGGCTATGCATCCGCGATCGAATATTCAAGCGACTCTACCTATAGCAGCAGTGCTTACAGCGAGGGCTACGATGAGGGCTACGATGAGGGCTACGAGCAAGGCCTCGCCGAAGGCAGGGAAAGCGGATCGGACGAAGGCCGTCAGGATGGTTATGATGAGGGATACCGCGACGGCTACGCCGCGAGTGATTCCGCACCTTTTTTTAATGATACGGCGACCACCGAGATCTACACGTCCGGCGAATCGCAGCCGATCAACGGAAAAATCGAAACAAAGAAGAAATTCACCCTGCCGGAATGGAAAATAGGCGAAACGGATGCAGTCGTATTTCCGTTCGTCTGCGTTATCGCCGGCATTTCCATTATTGCACTTATCATTGCCATCATAAAAGGAAAATAAAAGGAGGTAACTCCATGCAAACCGAATACGCCCTCTATCTCCGCAAATCCCGCGCGGACCTTGAAGCCGAGGCGCACGGCGAGGGCGATACCCTCGCCCGGCACGAGCACATTCTGATGGAGCTTGCCAAGTCCCGCGCCCTGCCCATCGGCGCGATATACCGCGAAATCGTCAGCGGCGAGCGCATCGCGAACCGACCCGTCATGCAGCAGCTGCTCTCCGAGGAGGAGGACGGCCGCTGGAAGGGCGTGCTCGTCACCGAGACCTCGCGTCTGGCGCGCGGCGATACGATAGATCAAGGCATTGTCGCCCAGGCGTTTAAACTCTCGGGCACACTGATCGTCACCCCGTCCAAGACCTACGACCCCACGCAGGAAGCGGACGAGGAATGGATGGAATTCGGCCTGTTCATGTCGCGTCAGGAGTACCGCATGATCCGCCGCCGTATGACCGCCGGCATGAATGCAGCCAAGCGTGAAGGACGCTTTATCGGCAACGTCGCGCCCTATGGCTACGAGCGTTTTAAGCTGGACGGCCGCGGCTGGTCTCTGCGTATCGTGCCAGAGCGAGCCGAAATCGTGCGCATGATCTTTGATCTTTATAACTCCGGTCTCGGATATTGCAGAATTGAAAAACGCCTGAACGAGCTGCACATTCCGGCTCCAAAGGGTGAAAAATGGACATCTGCCACGATCCCCGGTATAATTCAAAACCCCCACTATATCGGCATGATCCCGGCAGGCCGCCGCCCCGGAAGGAAGGTCGTAAAAGACGGCGAGGTGAAACTGATACGTCCGCGCCAGAAATGCGAGCTGTACCCCGGGATGCACGAACCAATCATCTCGCGCGAGACCTGGGATAAAGCGCAGGCACGCATCGGTAAAAACCGTGAAGCAAGAGTGCCGGCAGGTCGCAGGCAGAGCAACCCACTCGCCGGTCTGCTTGTCTGTGACTGCTGCGGCAAGAACATGCAGCGCCGTCCGCAAATCGGCAGAGGAAGTCAGACGCAAATCCTTTGTCCGACGCGCGGCTGTCCGACCGTTGCGCACAACGCAGACGAGCTCGAGGATATGGTTATTGATTCTCTGCGCGTATTTCTCGCTAAGCTCGAAGCCGGAAAGCCTGCAAAAACAGATGTTTCCGTGGAATATGCAGCACTCGAAGAATGCGCTAAAAAGCTGAAGGACCTCGAAGCGCGTCAGCGCCGAACGTTTGAGCTCGTCGAGGACGGCACATATACACGGGAGATCTTCCTCGCGCGCCAGGCAGAACTCACCGCCGAGCGCGTGAAGATCGAGCAGCAGAAAACAGAACTCGAGGCGGCAATCAGAAACAAGAAACAAGAAGCCGAAGCGCAGAACAACCTCGCCCCCGCCGCACGCCAAGTCCTCGAGGCGTACAAAAAAGATATGTCCGCCGAAGATCGAAACCGCCTGCTCAAGAAGGTCATCGACCATATCGACTATCACAAAAGAAAAAGAACCAGATGGAACCCCGAAAGCGACCTCTCAATAACCCTGCACCCGGTCGTCACTTCTTCAAGCCCTCACCGATAACATCAATGTACGGGTGAACTTGCACAC